ATGATAACGATTAAAGTATACCTAAGAAAACATAATCAGAACTTAACTACAGGAGTGGTATGGGTTTCTTTTTATATAAATCGAGAAAAAGTAAACTTCTCTACTAAAGTAACAGTTGAAGAAAAACATTGGAATGATAAAAAGAAATGTGTTGCCCCCGGAGATAAATTGTGTAATGATAAGAATCTGATTATAGAAAATGTTCTTTCAAGAATTAATAATGTTTTAGTGAAATATAGGTTAAGGGATAAAAAGCTGACTCGTAGTTCCTTTTTGAAGGCTTATCATCGCCCGTCTGACTACAATACTTTCTATGAATTTATTGTAGATCATCAAAAGAAGATATCCTCAAGGATGGAAATGACAACATTATCCACACATCTTTCCGTCATAAATAAGCTGAAAGAATATAATGTGAATCTCAGTTTTGATGATATTACGAAAGATTGGTTAGATGATTATTTTTGCTATCTCAGAAAAGAACTTGGGAATAATGATAATACGGCTTATAAAAATATGTCGACTTTGAAAAAATACGTCAGAGCTGCATATAAAGCGGGATATATGGATGAAAACCCTTTTGAGGACTGGAGTATAAAGAGAACGACGTCAGCTTGCGTTTACTTATCCGAAGATGAATTACATAATCTCGTCAGTTTATATCATTCAGGAAGTCTTGAATATAAATATCATAAAACATTGGAATTTTTCTTGTTCATGTGCTTTAGCTCTTTACATGTCGGTGATGCCAGACGCTTACAGTTAGAGCAGTTTGCCGAAGATCACTTTATATATTTTAGAATGAAACTGAAGAATAGTAAGCCTGCTCCAATCCAAGTACCCATTTCAGAGCCACTCAAATCACTGCTACGTAATATTGTTGGTATAAGAAAGAAAGGACCTGTATTTGAGCAAATGCCATCTGATCAGGCTATGAATATACATTTGAAAGAAATTGCAAAGATTGCAGAGATTGACAAGGTAATCACTCACAAAGTTGGTAGACATACTTTCGCAACTATTTTCTTGAAGAGAACTAAAGATTTAGCTACCTTAAAGGAGATAATGGGACACTCAGATATTAAAGAGACCTTGGTATATGCACATGTACTTGATGAAAGCAAACAGGAAGGAATGCAATGCTTCAACAGCTTCGCTATTTAATTGTACTTTTGTACGGTTAAGAGTTATTTTTCTGATAAATAAAAAGATGCGGGCGCACAATATTTGTACAACTCAGTACAACGCCCGCACTATTTTTACTTTATTAACAAATTCCATCCGGCTTCAATATCTGCCATGACTGCGGGAACTCCGTTTTCTACTTGGCTGATGGCCGCGGCAAAGGCACACATTGTAGCTTTGTCGTAGATGTCTGGAATATAAGTAGATGGTACCTGCATTTCACTGCATACACGGGTAATGTATCCTGATGTATTGTTTTCACTGGGTGGTGCATATCTGTTTATAAACTCAGCAATAGTCTGTCGGTTATGTAGTTTCCGATAATTTTGCAGTAACTTGATCAAAGCACGATAGCCGTATGCCATCGAACTAAACTGTTTAAAACTCTGGTCTTGACTGGGAACGATTTCACCTTGCCATTTATCCCGATCATGTCTAATGTTACCGGGATTGTTGTTTCGTAATCCTCTACTCATTTTCTTGTTATAATTACTATACTTATATTTTGATATAATTTAGCCGAAAATAAAATTGTGATTTCCTTGTCATATCACATTTCTTTGCCTCACCAGAAAAGGGAAGGCAAACTTTTTTATTATTTGGATTTAGATGCCGGCTTTGGCTCTAAAGTGGCTTTTACCTCTTTGGTGATCTGATCGAATGCAGTCAAATGTGCTGTAACGTTCTCCGACTCCGGAAGAGACATCTGTTTACTGCCTGATTCTAACAGCAAATACCCGATATACCGTTGCGTGATTACGGGCTGCTTGCCTGTAGGGGTATCAATTTCATCCGTGACCGTTTTTGTGATTTCACAATGAAGACGACTTAAATCATCGTTATTGACACTGTAGTTTACATTGTACTGATAATCTCCTGAAACGGCTTTGCCGTTTACTTGAACTGTTCTTGATTCTTCTTGAAACATAATTTATTGATTTTGAGAGTTAATAATTATTTTATTCTGATTGGGATACCACTTCATCAAGTAGCTCAAACAGTGGAACTTTTATATATGCATAAAAGATCTGCTCAGCAAATCTCTTGATTAAGGCAGCACTTGCTTCATCTATTTCTATTTCACCGTCATGGTATATCTTCCGGCCGATCTCCCGTTCGTTTATATCCGAAACATTGAAGAAAATGGCGTTTCCAAGGTCTTTACTGAGATCCTTGTAGTCCGTTATCATCTCAGTGCCGATAACATTACCTTCGGAATCTCTTTTCTCTACTTCTTTCATTAAGACATTGTCTTCAATGTCATAAACCACAATCTTTCTAAAGTCAATTTTCATAATCTATTTTTTATTTAAAATTTATTTCTACCAATGATAAATACATGACAAGCCGCATCCCGATAACCTTTGTTTGCATCCATAGTTTCAAATTCAAAATAGGATGTTTGGGTTGTTTTGAGCTGTGCCACCACCCATCCATACCCTCCCAATGGCTGTATAATTACGGAGTATTGCGTATGACCTAAGTTATGATAAACCCTATATGTTCCGGTTGAAAGTCTTGAAATAGAGCTTATAGAGCACCCGTTACCCCAAAATAATCCTCCTCCCCCAAGTGCACCTATGTTCACGGCACAAAGAACTCCGGGAGCGTTCCACGTTTCGCCCCCACGCTGTCGTAAAATATGTGAACCTGAACTGTCAATAGCAGTACCTCCGGTTTGAGCCGCCAGATTTAAACATTTTCCCGTTGTATCCTGTGTGTATATTCTAATTCCAGTTACACCGTCCGCACGTACGGACATTAACTCACTTAAGGAGTTATTAATACGCAAAAAACGAGTTCCAGAAGGTTCTACTATGATCTTTGCAGAAGCTGCGCTTCTTATTACAATAGAGTTACCCTCAATGCTCCATCCGCCAAGATAAGCACCATTAGTTACGGTCAGATTGCCCGTTGTAATTCTTCCGGCTGCCAGAGCGTTTGTTACTATCGCCGTTGCATCTATCAGAACTGTATTTATATATCCCCCAACTATCACAGTCTTTCTGGGATTCGATGCGGCATGATTTACCATATCCTGCCAGGAAGAATACCCGATATTTGAAGCGATACTATTCTTTAAGGCAAGCATGGCGCTTTCATCCAATAGACCTTGCGGTCCCCGAGGACCTTGCGGACCTTGTGGTCCCTGAGGACCGGTTGCGCCCTGTTGTCCGGGAAGTCCCTGAGGACCTCTATCCCCTTGGGGGCCTTTAGTACCGGCGGGTCCTTGCAATCCTTGCGGTCCCTGAGGCCCTTGAGGGCCTTGCGGACCGGTCGCACCAGTAGGGCCGGTGGCTCCCTTATCTCCCTTATTCCCCTTAAAATTTTGCTGCTCGGATGCCGGCAAGCCAGAGAATGTAACTATGCTACTAATGTTGAGTTTCTTACCAAAGATATCAATTATGTTGGGTTGAATAGTAATCCCGGTTTTTAGTTCATCTTTTGTAGGAGTATCATCAACAGAACCGGCATCATAAACCGTAGCAAAGGCAAGATACCAGATGACAGGAAGGCTCCCATTGCCTCCTGCCAAATAAAAGAAATTAGTTGAAGAGAATGTACCACTTGAACCGCACTTGACATATACTGCATATTCCTCCCAGCCACCGGTACCAACATTGTTAGTAAGCCATTTTGATGTACCACCGTTACCCGTAGCATTTGAAGCCCACTCAATTTTATATCCAACAGGAACCCATGCTATAAATCGAGTAACGAATACGGCATTAGCGCGGCTTTGAGTTCCAAAAAAGAAGCCGCCCAATCCCGGAGTTGCAGCACCCGAAGTCGTAATCTTCAATTTATAACCGGATTTGTTAGGTAGATTAACATCTGCCGCTCTTTCAACCCTGACCGTTCCATTGCCATTGTTGTTGTATGGAGATATGCCGTTTGCCCCGTTTCTAAACTCAGGATCACGATACAACATCTGACCTTTGCTCATGGTCAAAGCAAGCAGATGCGCATTTCCGGAAACCGTTGACACAAGGTTGATATCCGTCTTGGTTTGTGATATATCTGTTCCCTGACTCGATACCACTTGACCGAGGGCGTTAAAATCCGTCTGGGATACCTTGCTTTCAATTAACTTCTTTGTCGCCCGTATCTCTGCATCGGTGTGAGTATTGGCTATTTCTGATGCAGAACTTTCTATGTCATTGGCAGAAGGACTCCACGCGGTACCTACGTCGCCCTCAACGAGATTTATGTTTTTATACGAAATGATTAACCCCTGCCCCGTACTTGTATTGCTTCCGGTGAATCCACACAGAAACATAAGGTCATTGAGAGTTACCCCGGAAGGAAGTACGGCGGGTATCTCTAAGGTGATGTAATATCGGGTCCATTTCGCTTCATTGGGTAAATCGATAGTCTTATCGGCTATAAGTTTAGCAGTCGCCCCCTCGTAATACCGAATATTGAAAAACAATCCTGTTGTATGTACGTAATTCCCGCCTATACTAACATCTATTCCTAAAGTATACTTTTTACCCGGTGTTATGGCCGCCTTATCTACATTCATCCATTGCTTGTAACAGTTGAATGCGCCACTACCTAAAACTGTAACCCATCCATTTGATGCAGCGTTATAATTTAGACCTACATTTGACAGATAATCAGATTGATTAAACCAATACCCTTTTGAGCCGTTAAGAAGGTTGCCCGCACCTAACGTTATTTTCCCAATCTCGGTTTTGACGGAAAGCTCAATCAATCCCGGAATGGCGGAGATTTCTGTCATTACGTCTTTACGGATGTCGGATAACTCCGTTTCAAGGTTCTTGCCATTTCTCAGAATGAAAATACCTTTCAGGAAACAGTTCATCGCATACAGGCCGTATCCGGAAGGTTGGAGGTCAGCCGGAAAGTCTGTATCCGTCATGCCATCGAGACAGCCGAGTATAACCTTTGATTTGCCGGCCAAAGACGTGGAGTTTACCCCGTCCAGTACAGAAATACGCGGCTTGCCATCTTCCGAAGCGGTGAGATACAAAATACCCTGTCTGTTTGGATTCGTGAGGTTGCCCATCTGAACCAGATCATCACCAACGGCAGGAACTGTACCATTGGGAAATACAGATTTAAGTATAAGAATCGAATCATCATTAACCGAGGCAACCGGAACCCAGTAGTATTTAACGTGTCCGGATGTGTAGACCTGACAACGTACCAAGTCGTCAGCAACAAACATCATGTCGCCCTCTATACCTAAAACATAGTAAGCCGGATCACCGGATGTTTCCGAAACGGACTTGACACGCCCGTTAGCGGAAGAAATCACCAGACCGCCGTTAACCGCACGAACTTTCGAAATGATAAGTTCAAAAATGGTCATGGCCTTACGGACTACGGCATTATCTATTTCAAGGTTCCAATCCCCATTGATAGCCTTGTATAGCTTCATCCCTTCACCCATCAGCCCGGGGATGAATCTCTCCGAGCTAATAAAGTCCTTGACTATAGTTTGAAACAAGGTTGCGACATGCTCAACATTCAGATCGTATGTGTTCGCAAGCGCCTGAACGAGCAAATTTAAAGTATGCGTGTCGCCTTTAGCCCAAATATCCGCTCCTGTTGAAATATTCCCTTCAGAATCAAGTGTGCCAACATTGGCCGAGCCGGTTACTTCCAATGTAGCGGTCTTGGCTTTTATATGAGCAATAATATTTTGTACCTCTGCATCACCTTGTTCATTGATAGATGCCAGATTATCGCTAACGAGTAGTCCTTTTAAGAAGGTTATAGTTTCCTTTGCTTCATCTCTTTGATTCTTGCTTAAAAACATTTTTTTTAGAGCTTCCGTATTAATTTTTTTGAGCTCTTCATTTAGCCAAGATAGCACTTCTGCCACATGCCGGTTAGAGACACTATGCTTGAGTACTGCTTTGTCAATGTAGTCAATGAGTTCATCTATAACTTGTTGCTGATCGGCCATATCAATTAAATTGAGGTGTGAACTGTTCGGTATGTATACGGGGATTTCCTATTTCGTCCTCTGAAAGTGATCCGGTGTAACGAACATCGGAGTCAACGAAATGAAGAGTCATTTTAATACTTTCCGGTACAGTGGAGCGTATGGCATGGGTGAGGTTGTCGGCTACGGCATTTACCCTGATGTTTCGTCCGGAAAGTCCGAGTATCTTTATGTCATCGGAAGCAAGCATATCCATTAAATGCACAAGCTCTTCGGTATTGCGATATCCGGATTCTACCTGAAGCTTGTCACGGGCAGACTGTCGCTCGCGGGCCTCGATATAATCATCAATGCTTTCGTCGTAAATCTGATAAGTGGAGTCGGACTCTATTTCAGACTCGATGTTACCGATACCGGTGACTTCAATGCGTTCGTAGGCTCCATAGGAGTTGAGAAATTCAAGTAAATAACGTTCACGGGATACTGTTCCCGGAGTGATGACAATAGTACAGCTTTTGGTTGATCCGGAATAGATATCGAAAACAGAAGCTAACTTTTGATTAGTTTGAAACAGTTTTTGCCGGAGCCGATATAGGTTAAGGGCTACCGGCTGTCCGGCTGTTCCGGATAAAGAGGTTTCAATGCCGGCTGCAACTACTTTTAATGCACCATCCGGATAAAGGAAAGGAATAGGTAGGAGTTCAGTTTCGCGGATGGTGATGATACGCCCGTTGGTACGGGTGGTCTTGAAGAAATTGACCGATGAATTGAGTAGCTTCCAAGTGAATATATTGCTATTTTCATCTAACAGACGCCGTAGTAGACGTTTGCTGATGCCTCCTATAACTGCTTTCAGAGAAAGAGTTTTAGTCTCTCCCTGGGCGTTTTGGACATTAATGGTAATATCTGTAGCTGAAGTAGAATCGGGCAGTAATATATCAGTGGATTCGTTAAGCAGATGTTTGGGACTGAGAATACCTGAAAGGATATCCTGAAGAAAAACAGAGAACTCACCTTCACCACTTCCGGAAAAGATGGTGCGGTTGGCCTGACGAATAGTGTAGCTGACTACTGAACTGGAGTTTATGGTCAGCTTGATGGGATTTCCGGCTAAAGCGATTGTAGACGGATATATGTTTGCTGTTAAACTCATAGTGCATTGTAATTAGTTTGTATAATGGTACCGGACACGGAAGAGGTCGAAGAGCAGTACAATGCCAGGAACTCTTCCCGTTCCGGAGTGGGGGTGGTGATGAAACGGAAAAATTCATCGGTTGTAGCCCCGGAGGAACTTGTAAATTTCCGGTAAGCGGCAAGCAGTGCAGTTACATTGCTTGTCTCGATTGCTGCTGTGATGGTTTTATCGTCATTCATGCTGCAAATATGATGTTTTGATCATGTGCGGCAAAGGACAACTAAAGCAGTTCTGCTTTAACGGAAAGCCCGTAAGTAATGGCATAGTGTATGCCTCCGTACTCTTTATCTTTCCAGATGATATCACCTTGAGACGTCTGACCATTGGGAACCCGGACCTTGTAGTAAAGGTCGAAACTGTAATTGATTTCTTTGATGAAGAACTCTTTGCCGGCTTCATAATCTTCTTGAGTCGGTACAGTAAACGGTATCTCAATATCTGAAACCTGATCACTTACCTCGTTTTTACGTAGCACTCCGAGCCATTGCGCCGGTGGGGTAATAGCCTTCTTCCACTCCTCGACTTGTGCCCGTATCTTGAGTTCTACTATGTTTTCACGGTTATTGTGAAACGCCCATTTGTAGAGTTGCTCAATCGTTTGTATTCCTTGCTCTGCATCCAAGTCCAAATCAGTTTCCCCGACAGGGATCAGGAGACGAAGGGTACGAAGACGGACAGTAGCCGGACGTGAAAGAAGTTTGGGTAATGTATAGCGCACTGTATCAAGGAGTAATCGTTGACCATCTATATTGATCGTTTGACTGAAATCAATATTGAGTAATTGAATTGGATTCAAGTGTACGGGAACTTCAACCGTATGATTGGAATGTCGGAGAATGGCGTCAAATCCCTTCCAAAAACGGGAGAACAGGCCATTATCACCGGTAAAGGTCATGGAGATATCAAATGTGTGTCCGTTGATGGCAATAGCTTCACCGCCGGGTGCGTAACATCTTGGCGATCCGTAGGGGTAGGGAGTGGATGCACGGGGCATGGAAAAGCAAAAGCATAGAGGAGTTTGGGTGTTTTGCTCCTCTGATAGTTCTACGCTGGCGCTGGAGATATTGGTATATTTGTGTACTTTTCCCAGGAGATAGGCAGGACAAACTGGTTGGTCATCGGGGTAAGAACCTTTCATCGGCAGGCATTCATCAATAGATGATATTTCCATATAACTGATGTTCGCCCCTTTATCCCAGGGGAAGAAGTCAGAGCTGCGGGCTTCACGAACTCCGGTCAGATTGTTCCGGACATAATAGAATCCATCCCATAAAGAATAGGTGAGATATCCTTTTGCTGTGTTACTTGACAAGACATGCCCAAAGGGTTTGAGAAATTTGTCGAGTGAGTCGGCAGTAGGGGTAGCTACTAAATTGGTATAAGGACCGGAGATATTGGTCGATGCGGAAAGTTTGAGTTGCTGTGCAGCGGCATAGTTGATAACAGGCCGGGCCGACTTGAGCAGGGACCAATTCAGTGAGGCCGGAGCTGAGATGATATCTTTGATAAATTTGAGATTAACGGTTTTATTTTTTCCATCAACAAAATACACCATACCAAAGCGACAGTAGAGGGCTTGCAGGAACTCGTTAATCGTGCAATCGGGTAGAAGGTCAGAGTAATCAATGAAGCCCTTGACTATGCTGTCGGCCATGTTGTTCAGAACTACCAGACGGGAGAGTTGACGGTGGGTTGAGAATGGATTTTCAAGGACCGTATAACCGTACTGGACGAATATAAAATTGAGTATCCAAGATACTTTTAAAAATGGGCTGATGGCATAAGCTTCAGGAACGGAAGTAAGGACGGGTTCGTTATTGATAAGGAATGTTTCCTGTCTGGCAGCTCCCTGAAGGGAGTAGGTACCATTCTCTAATTTAGCTATCTTGTTGATGTATTCGGGGTAGTAAGTGGTGGTTTCCGTACCGTTCACGGTTGTTGTATGTGATGGCATGGCTACACAAATGGGAAAGACGGAAAGAGCATCGTCTACGGTTGTTTCATTCATAATAGAATTGAGCAGGTTGATGACTCCGGCTGTTCCCCCTTCGGGACGAATAACCGGAGCAGAGAGGGAACGGAGTGAAACAGCATTCCATACCGAGTATATTTCGGACTCGTCAAAACCTATATTGGATACGATTCCTCCGGATTTGGAGGCTTGTGTGATGTTCATCTTACCTATTCGGTTGTAGACACCATCGGAGACGGTGACACGGGTATCCGGGGCAGGGGAGTAGGTACTATCCGGACGATGGACATGGGTGATCAGTGAAAGGTTGTTTCGGGAGGCAGGAAGTGTGGCAGGTACGGATTGTGAACCACGTTCGTTGTAAATAGGGGAGGTGTCTTCGATCTCGATGCTGAAATCGTTTTGAAGATCGAATATTCCTAATTGATTTTTTATCTTGAGTGACATGTGTTATTGTTTTTTGCGGGTGAATGGTTCCTTTGATTTATCTGCCAATTCTTGTGCTTCGTTGAGCTCGCGAAGCACGACGTATGCTTTGAGGTATTTAAGTTTCTCAATCAGTGCATGTAACTCTTTGATCAGTTGAGCCAAGTTTGCTTCCTTATCAGTCGGTGAAGAAGTTGTCTGAGAGATACGGGAAGTACTGTTACGGATCGGAACGTAATTGCCTTCAGCACGCTGGGGAACTCGGCCACTGCGGGCATCCTGAATGGCCTGCACGACAATGGGGTAATTAATGTGGTGCTGAAGACGGGAAAGATCTTCGGCATTGATGATCAGCTCTGCTCCGGATTCGGATATCAATGAGGTACGGCGGACGATTCCGGTCGGTGAATCACCTATGTAGGGAACATCCCGATAGGTCCGGCCATCATCTTCACCAATGATATCGTATCTGCCGGATGCCCATTGCTTGACTTGCACCTGAGCAGTTTTGGTACTGTCGGTATTGTTATCGGTTGCAGAAGTGGAAGAACTCCCCCCCTTAATCAATCCTTTGAGCGTTGATTTTGCAGCGGCCAATGCTCCCATGATCAGTCCGGAGAGAACTGCGGCACGGGCTGCACCGGTTGCTCCAAAGGTTGCAACAGAGTCGGGCATGGCATAGGCTTCGGCAGCAGAACGGGCTACAGCTCCGACAGCTACACCCGTGGCCTTGGCTATTTCAATATCAATCATCTGGCTCAGTACATCGAATAGGATATCGAGCATGGTATCAGCAAAGTTCTGCAGGGCATTTTCTTGACCTGATATCATTTGTCCGAGGGTATCGCCGATCTGTTCACCGTATTGCCGGTACTGTTGTGCCTGTTCGGTGAGCCTTTGTTTCTCCTTCCTGGCCAGTTCGTCTTTTTTCTTTTGAGCTGCATCTTCAAGTTTCTTCCGCTCTTTCTCTTCATCTTGAAGACATTTTACTTTAAAGTCGAGTAGTTGTTGTTCAATGGTGCGCCGTTGATCAGCGTCGAGATTAGCAATTTTGAGAACACGTTCCAGGTGCATGATGGTGAGATGCTCCATGGCTTCATTGTACTCTTTCTCTGTTTTCAGATTTTCATCCTTACCAGAAACATAGAGACGTTTTAGGTCCTTTTGTTGGTTTTCATAAAGTGTCTTTTCTTCAGCGAGCTGTCGGTTCATCTGCTCTTTTTGCTGTTTAATTTTGATATCGTTGATTCGATTTTGAGCATCAATACCTTCTTTACTTTTTGCACCGGCTATATTAATGATACGTTGCTGATGTTCTAATTCGAGGGTTTCCATCCGGTCATTGAACTGCTGTTCAGTTTGCAAGGTTTCGTCCTGGCGTTTGAGATAGGCTTCTTTGAGTTCCGACTGGTGTTGAGAGTAGAGCTTGGCTTCTTCTTCAAGTCTCTTTTTAAGAAGGGCTTTGGCTTTCTCTTCATCAATTATGGGAGTTGTTATTTTGTTATTTGTAGTTTCTTCATTCGCTTTGTTGACCTCCTCTATGGCTAAAGCTGATTCGCCTATCTCTTTGGTTATTTCATCTATTTTCTCAGAAATTGAGGATAAATTTTTTCGCGTTTCATTAAGAGTTTCTAAAGCTTTTCCTTCTTTTTCTGTACCAAAAAGTCTGGAAATTTTAGCTGTAAGGCTATTCCGATTATATCCTTGTAAGGTATTGGTTTGGCGAATCTTCCAATATTGATCACTTTGGGTTTCTTCATCTTTTTCCAGTGTACGTTTCTGGGCATAAAGATTTTCAAGTTCTTGCTGTGCTGCTTTTAACTTGATTTGCTTTTCAAGTTGTACCAGATAATCTTTGATTGCGTCTGTATTGTTTTTCGTTAATGTTCCTTCATCGGTTAGTTGGGCATTGTAGTCTGGAATGATTTCTTTTAGATCATTTAAAGCCTTTCGACGAACATCAAGCGCAATTCCATTATCATTGATGACAGCAGTCAAAGCACGTATCTTCGATTCTTGTTGAATAAATGATTTATTGGTCTCTTCATTTACTTTTTTTATTCCTGATACAGAATCTTTCAATTCATCGTTTTTCTTTTTTAAGTTTATGAGGTAGGCTATAGCTGTGGCCGCGACTACGGCTATTATACCATAGGGGTTTGTCATCAGCTCTTTCTTAATGGCTTTTAAAGACTTTGCTATATTATTATTCCAAAATGTAACGACTTTACTGATTATTACATCAGAGTTTTTAGCAGCTGTGTAGGCTATAAGGGCAATGGTCAATAATGTAATGGCCCTTTTGTTTTCATTGATGAAGTTTAATAGTTTAATGAGTTTTCCAGTCCAACTGACAGCACCATTTGCTGCTGATATGAGGGCAGGATTGAGCTTTTCTAATAATTCAATACCAAGTTCCTGCATGCGGTTTTTGGCTTGCGATAGTTTAGCTGCCGCTGTCTCTGATTTTGTGGCGGCCTGTTCCATGGCTACAGTTGTACCCGTAACTGCTTGAGTGTAGTATTTTACCTTATCGGCTTCATTGATAAGTACGGAGGCCACATTGTATCCTTCTTCTCCAAATTGCTTCTTAATCTGGGCTGCTGAGAGTTGCTTTTTCTGAAGGTTATCCAAAGCCTTCTCTAAACCGACGATTTTGGGATTTGTATCATCTGCTCCGGTCTGTAGGGTAAGGAAGAATTTCTTTAAACCGGTACCGGCTATTTCGTCTTTGATACCTTTTTCGGCCAGTGTTTCAATAGTACCTACAAGCTGTTCGATAGGAATTTCGGCAGAGGCAGCAGCTACTCCGGATTTGGTAACAGCTGTGGTGACGGACTCTACGGCTGCTGCTCCATATTTTGAGCCGGCGGCCATGACGTTTGCATAGCGTGAAGCTTGGTCGGCACCATCACCGTATTGATTGAGAGAAAGGGTTACGGCATCGACTGCATCCTTCAGGGTCATACCTGATGCAGAAGCTAATATAAGGGTCTGTTTTGTCACCTCGGCCAAAGCTTCTTTGTTGTCAAGAAGTTCGGGCTTGGCAGAGCCTATCAATTTGTAGGCATCAAGAATTTCTGTTGCGGACTGTCGAATGCGAATGCCGGATTCGGTCATTGTCGTCGACAACTGGACAGCTTGCTGTTCCAACCAGTTTATATCGTTTTTGGAAAGTCCGGTAAGAGCTTCAACATCGGCTTTTGCTTCTTCACGTTTGTTTCGCTGTTCTCGGAGTTGGTTGAGCTTCATAGAAACTCCGGTGATAGCTGCTATGACAGTACCGATCAGACCAATATATTTGTTAATGAATCCAGAGGCACGTGACCAGACATTACCTTGTGCACCTACCTCGACACGCATGGCGGCTTGTGCTCTGGAAAGGGCTTCGGTGACACGCCGATTCTGCTCAAGAGCGGCCGTATATTGTTTCGTTCCGGGCACTGCATTACGAAGCTCTTTCCGGACGCGGGACTGGACAGCAAGGAGTTCGTTGTAAGTTGCTCCGGAGAGGCTTTTGAGAACCCGCTCTGTTTCGGCTAACTGTTTCTCGTAATTCTGAAGAGTTCGGTTTTTTGCATCCAGTTCTTTTTTGAGATCCTGGGAGCGTTTTGCATAATCTACTTCTTTTCCGGTAAGTGACCTGAGTTTATCTTCAAGTCGAGAAATACTTTCTTTTACCAGGTCTATCTTATTAGTGGCTTCTGAGCCATCAATATAAAGTTTGATACTGCGGTTTAGGTCGTTTGCCATATTAGAGACTGTTTCGTTTATCTATGTATATTCGGGTAGCGTCGATCAGCATGGTGTCGAAATAATCGGTAACGATATCGGCTAATTCATTGATCCGGTTACGAATTACAGGGTCAAACCATTCGTAGGCCCGGCGGTTGCCTTCATTCTGTCGTCCGAGTGATTTGAGATTTGTATGGCGTACAATACCGGTATCTATCTCGACCCCATTAATTTTTTTGAGGTAATTCCATTTGGAACCGATGAAGCCACCCTGACCTTCGCCGGCGCCCTTGTGGATGTAGATTCCATGCCGAGGAAAGGAGAAACCAAGACGGTTGATAATACCGTATTTGTCGGTGTAGGCCCGTGGCTCAAGTTCGCGGGCTATTCGCATACTGCGGCCGGCTATTCCGGCTCGTAATTGTCGGAACACACTATCTTGCCACTTTTCAACGGCCTTGTTATATGCAGTCAGTCTATCAGCATCCTGAGCCATTGAAAAGCGTTCGGTTTCTGAGACGGTTTCAAGGCGGATCAGTCCGGATGTCGGGGTATTAGTCAACTGTGCTGCTTTTCGGCGGGAGGCGTTATAGCGTTTGACTTCAGCACGAGAGGTACTTAATCTTTTATAATATCCCATCGTTAATCCTCCCAGTATGTTTGGTCAATGAAATAGGTTTCAGGTTGAGCCAAAGAGAATGTCAATACTACACCATAAAAATTATCACCAATCGGTCCAATACCATTAAATTGAATGGTATCGTCAATGAATTCTGAAATGTCGGGGTCTTGCAGGATACAGTTCCGAATTTGTTTTGCGACAGCTTTGCATTCTTTTGCTGCCTGGTTGATTGTTTCCGGACGATCAGAAACAGTGTTCTGTGCCACAATGAAAGAGAACATGTCATTGTTATTAAGCGCATCGGATTCGTTTCGTTTTGATTCAGACTCACAGCCATCAACTGCAATCAGGATCATGCCGGATACGGATGATAGTTTATCATTAAAATTATATAAGTCCTCAAGTCCGAAAGCGGTGAAGAATCTGGGCTTTTCGGGTGTATGGGCAATAGGCTTTAAGCGGATGGCAAGTGTTTTGCCATATTCAAAGTGGTTGTATATCTCCATAAAAGTCAGGGGTTAGGTTATGGAGACAAAAATAGCCCGCAGAGAGCGGGCTATAAAGGACAGGTAGAAAGCTACTGAGGTAACAGGATGTGAATCAATTCACGAAGTTGTGCGGCTGCACGTTGCTTCTCTATTGGTGATGTACTTTCGGATAATAGTATATCAATGAGGGCTAATGCTTTTTCTTTATTCATTGTGATTTGATTTTAAAATGATTAAATGTATAACGAACACTAACTAAAAGCCAAACGGCTCGTATTTCTGCGAGTTTGGCACGGCGAGTATTACGGGTCATGGCTGATTTCCTTTCTTGTTATTGGTATCGGCAATGGCATCAATGTATTTCCTAATGGTACGAAGTCCCATAATCAGATTAAGGATCTCTTTGTCTGTTAGATTACAGGAATCAACTCCAAGGAGGACATCAATTGCCTCTTCTAAAGAACGTCTCATCCAGTCGTGTTCGTAGTCTTGAATACTATGAATGATTTTGATAGCGTTTTCTGTCAAGGTGATACCGTTAATTTGAGTAGTGGTCATTGTTTACCTCCTTTCTTAGCTTTGATAACACAATAAATGGCTGCAAGAATGCAGGGAGGAAAGATGAACGTAGCACAAAGGCAAGCAATGGCACTGACATAGTAGGCATCAGAGGAGGTTTTAACTTTGCAATCGGATGAGATAAAATCATCAATTGTGGAGTTGGCCTGATGGGGGATTGTGGTTGGTTCCGGTGTGCGGAATTGAGGCACGAAAAGAGTGCCAGATTGGTTTTTCTTTTTCATATTACCTGTGTTTTGACGTTTAGTAGAATTCAGTCCTACCAGCTGAAGCGCAAGAACGGCTGCGCTTTCCCAAGTTCGTCAAAACACAGGTAGTATCCACTCCGTAGAGCAATAAAACCGAGGGAAAGGCAGCCGCCTATACATATCAAAATTGGGGCATAAAAAAAGCCCTAACAAATGTTGAGCATTAACCGCGCCCTACGTGATAGGAAACACCCTACCTGTGTTTTGACTTTGCAAATATGGAGATAATATTTGAGAGTGCAAAGAGAAAATTACATTTTTCTGAAAAATGTAGCAACATGAATAATATAAATACAGTCAGTGAGTTCAGAAAACGTATTAAGATTTTAAACGTTCGGATATTTAAAAGGACTACTGTTATTTGATTATACTTTAATGACTTGGTATCTGTGATATAACTCATAGAGATATTTCGTAAAACTTTATAAACATAATGACAATGATTTAAGTCTATTTGTAAATGGATTTATAGTTAGCATTCCTGTACCTACTTAATCCATACGATATTTTACTCTGAACCTTTGATTCTTTATAAAAATAAAAAACGATTATTCGTTAATCGTTCCTAATATCCAATTGACCCACGACAAAACAGTCGAAGCCCTTCTTCTAAAAGTTGAATCTGAATTAACATTATAAAGATTGGAAGCTTTCATAATTTCCACTATTTCGTCTTTAGTAGGTTCTTCTGTCTTTCGTAGATACAGAGATAATGTCTTGTTAAATGCCCCATGAGTTAATATAGATTTAATGAATTTTAATTGTCTTTCGGAAATACTTTTTGTTTCAAATAAAGAAAGTCCCATGGTCGTTAACTCAAAAATATTCTTCTCATTTACTTCGCTCTTTTTTACTAAGTTCAAATATATTGCAGCATTTGTGTAATAATCTACTTGTCGCATATCCAAAGAATCTTTTTCTTTGAAGTCGTAATTACAACTTAATGTCTCTTTTGTGTGTTCTTCATCAATATTATTATATAAAATCTCACAGAAGTTTATGATTCTTTCGAAAGAATCTGCTTGTGGAAAAGGTACATTTGTTGGTTCCTCCACAATAGATATAGATTTTAATATTTCTTTTATTGTTTCAATATTTAAAATTTGTTCCGAAGAATCTTTCAAACGATACTTTCTTTCTTTGATCAGACAACTGTATTATCCCTATCGTTTATGGAAAAATAGAATAACGAAAGAGGTTCGTCCGATATTTCTTACTTATACCAATGGCATATTTCATTTACGTGAATATCAGTTTACTGAA